GTGTAATATGATTGTCCCATATTCTGTATAGGAGTACCTGCTCCACCAACTGCTGCTGATTGTACTGCTGTTGTTCCATCTGGATTAACATCTTTACCTTCTTCTTCAGCGTCAGGGTCAACTGGTATCATAGAACCTATATCATTAGTAGTTGCTTCTTCTAATTCAGAGACCATTAGCTGCTTAGCAACTGGATCAACGATAGTACTAATGTAAGCATCAGCGTATTCAGCCTGCTCATTAGATGGAGCCAACATATTAATAATCTCTTTAGTGATAAGTGATTCAATGATAGCATTGTCTGGCACTAAATTCTTGGCTGTGGTCATTAAAGCAATACGATAGTTAGTGTCGTGTGCTTCATAGTCAGTGTTATAGTTAACTTGACCTGCCCAACGCATATCCATAAAGCGTGCTGCGAATGTCATAATCTGCGCTTCAGTAACTTCCATCAAACGAGCCTTGGACTTACATACTCTGTGTAATGTCTTGCGTTCTTCAATGATGGAAACACCTGATTGTACTTGGTTCTTGGAATTACGCAAACCACCAATGCCGGTTAATGCTTCAATGTCTTCAAAGATGGCGCGTTGTTTAGTGATGATTTTCTCAACGTCATTAGTATCAACTGATATGGCTTCAACGGAACCTTGATTCCCACGCACAATAGCACCAGCGTGAACTGGAATAGAAATACCTTTATCAGCACGAATGATAGTCTTGGCAAACTGAATTGAAGAGTAAGCCTCACATTCTAATTTGTAATGTTCGCGTTGAGCATCACAGGCTGAATCAATGTCAGACACACCAAGTTCAATTGAGCGAGGATCACGACGACCATATGCGATAAAGCCTGGAATTGCCATGCCAAGTGGAAATTCTCCAGTGGCTATAGGATAAGCTTCATTGGACATTGTATCAGTATTGCCGGTGCCAACTCGCTTGGGTACTTCATAGCTTGCCCAATACGATGGACGAGTAGCATCACCTAAATGATAGCACTTGATAGAATAGCATTCTTCGTTCTCAGCTTCTTTAACCTTGACATACTTGAGCATTGGCTTTCCACCTTGAAAGTCAAACTCCCAATCCCATACATCTAATGGTGATATGGCAACAGTATAAGGACGACCAAGATTACCTTCACCTATCTGGGGCATATCAACAAACACCCAAGCGTGACCAAAGATTGAAGTAAGATCGCCAATGTTTTCCATGAAGCTTGTTAATGTGCGATTTTGAAGATCGGCATCTAACATAAACAAATCACTCCACTCAGCATTATCAGGGTCAATTGGTCTGCCGCTTGGATCACAGAATCTTACATCACGCTTGACTCCAGGCTCGAATAGCACATCATTAATTGTGTCAACGATATAACGGCAAATTGGTTGAGCGATTGTATTGGCCACTAAGTCAACATACATTGACGAGTCTTCTGAAGGGCGTTTACGTCTGACGTAATGTTTGAATACATAGCCTCCCAGGTACGCATATTGATACGATAACATTGTTTCGTATGTCAATGTATAAGTGTGATTCTTTTTTAATAGATCGGCGTTCTTCATTTAATATTCCTTGTAGATGTATTTATTCTTTTATTTTCTGGGGGCAATTATCCCCGTGTCTGCGCTTGTATACAGTGTGTCCAACTAACTCATTACAATGTTCGCAAAGTACCTTGGGATAAGTAGTGCCCTTCATTGGAGTAATGTGACGACCCTTGTTCATCATATCCTGTGTGTTTTCTTTATGAGTGCCCAACCAAAGATGCGCAGGATTAAAACATAGTTTGTTATCGCAGGTATGACAGACCACTTGGCCCGCGGCTGGAATCTTACCCGCCATTTCTGCTGCCACTCTATGAACTGTTCGCATCTTGTCACCATCGCGGACCATACCGTAGCCTATGTTGTTTCTTCCTCCGGTCCATATCCAACAATCGTCAATGATTGTCATCTTATCAAGCATTCGTTCTTCAAGTGTTTTGTTTGTTTTTGGCATATTAATATTTCATATAGTCTTCATCTCCAGCATCCTCACCGGACATAATCTGTTCCCATGTTGGGCCACCAGAGAATAAGGGTGAGTCGGGTAAATGTTCAGCACCGGGCATTACATTGAATCTTTGATCCATACCAATGTATTCAGGTATTCCAATGCTATCGTGTGTAATGGGAAATAGGTGATGTATTAGATACCTTAAGGCGTCGCCACATCCGTCTATATGCGCGTATGCTTGTTCAGTATACTTTACTAACTTCTTTCGCGTTCCATCTTCGTAATGATAAGTTGATAGTGCTTCTAATAGAATCTCATCATCAGGTTTAACTAGTAAGCCTCCCCGCGCAATGAATGCATTCGATGTGTTATCAGTATCAGCTATCAATGGGTTACTATTTCGGCTATTTACAATTGTAAATCCATATTTCTCAAGAAGCGTTTTGTCAGTGATGCCGAATGGTGATGTAGTATCGCGGTTAACTTGCGTACCTGACATGTCAATTACTGAATTAATTCTTCTTTTAGGAAAATCTTGTCTTATAGCTTGCGCGATACCTTCAGTAGAACAATCGTTAATAGCATAGGTTTTTAATATTTCAATACGCCCATCTTTTTTATAAGGATTAATAACCTGCGCCACAATTGCTGCCATCTTACGCTTGTTAAAGTCGTGCGCAGTATATAAGTCTCCGCCGCGGTCTTGTACAGGAGCACAGAATTTATCTTTATCCCATGCGTAGAAAAATTGATCCTCTATGCTATCGAATGAGCACATATAATCTGATGCGAACTTCATTGGACTTAATAAAATCTTTTGTTTATTAATAAAATCTAAGTTACCAGACCGCATTTGCATATAATTATAATGACGAACTGTATAATCAGCAGGATAAGCCAATGCTGTTTTATATAATGAATGAAGAGGTCCATTGCCGTGTGGGGTGCTGATTATAATTAATCTACCTGTGCTTGTAGGATCGTCGACCGAGGGGCGCAATCTGTTGGTAATCTCGAATAAAGCTTCTTCTTGATATAGTGCGGCTTCATCAGCAATCCAAATTGCAGCATTGATACCACGAAGATTTAATCGTTGTTCGGCTGATTTACAACGAATGAAAATGTCACCCGGAAATCTTACAGTCATATTAGAGTTATTAATATCGGACTCAGGAATGCCGTGATTCTCTCTACAAATTTTCTTCAATGGTTCCCAAATAAGGGTTGCTATCATAGACATAGTAGGAGCTGAATATATAATATCACGGCCCATATGGAATTTGGGATCGCTGGCGAATATCGGAAGTGCGATGGAAGCGAGGAATGTTTTGCCTGATCCTACTGGAACAATATTGATCGAATGGCGCTTATCGGTCAACCAATCCTGCATAAGTTGATATTGCTCACCGTACAAATTTAAATCAACCTTTTTTAGCACATATCACCTCATGTCTTGCTATCGTATTGGGCGCGCACATCATACTACAATATTTACATGGGGACTTAATTGGCTTAAATCCTCTGTGTGAATTGCTCAGTCGTTCTCTATATGAAGGATCTTGCCAGAGAGCTTTTACGGAAGCTCCAATCTGTTTACTTACCTTTTGAAGACTATTAAGACGGTTTTCTCTTGTGAGTGGATCAGCCCAGGATTCTTTAGATCGTTTACTTACTCCTTCAGAATATGCTTCAACATCTTTCTTACTATGATGATTATCTTTTATTTTTTTAATAGTCTCATCAGTGTGTCCACTACACCTACAGCCAATTGCGTTATGCCTATTAAATGAGCGAGGATCTCTAGCTGCACTCATTAATGTAAGAATTGTAGTCTCAAGTTCCCTCATCTCTTCGATAGTTCCCATGGCAATGATCTCCTTCTTCCACTCTGTGGGTGATGCTTGTATTAATGGTTTGACTATTTTACTTGATGATAGGTATCCATCGTGTGGATGGCAATTTTTAGCAGTGCGTGATCCTACATACCATTTCATTGTGGGTAGATGGGTCCATTTATATACGTATGGGATCATTTCCAATCGTCGGCCTCTTTAGGACTGAATACGTATGCGGTTTGAGTAATTGCTTCGCCGCCTGATGTAATATCTTGGGCTGCTACATCGGTAAAGTAATATTTGGCAAAGGCTGTTTGATACTTAAACAACATTTCGTAATCACCGCGACTTCTTGCGTCAAGCATATCGCGTGCCAAGTCTTCTTTTAAACTATGTCCGTGAACTTTTTTGTATTCTTCAAGGAATTCACCACCTTGTATCTTGCTTGTGGATCCGAGTTTTCTTCCTGAGCCAACTCTTTTTCCGCCGCGCTTTTTGATTTCGGGCTGATTAGTTTTCAATTCTTGCGTCATATATCTATTTATCTTTTATTTTAAAGTAAACTTGATTTCTTTTACTTTGGGTTTTCTTGGCTTGACTATCTTCTTAATGGACTCTGGACCAAGTTCCAAACCGCATTCTTTATACAGCAATGCTATCTCAATGGGAGATTGTTTTGGTTTAAACCAATTGCGCAATGTGTCAAGTATAGTCATAATGTTTCCTTATACAAAAATCTGTTCGTAGTCTTCTGCTTTATCTTCAGGATCTAATCCATCCCAAATTGTCTTATCTACTTTATGTTGATACTTGCGTGTACCAAAGCTTGTGAGTAGTTTTTGATTTTTCATTGTCCAGCTCATTACAATTTCTTGATAGCGTTCTTTACCAAGAATAAGTTGTAGTTGAGTCTTTGAGTCTTCAATAGAAGGGTTGATATCCCACTTAGAGCCTTGTACAGTAAACATAAACTCAATACATTGATCTATCTCAAGTTCATTCATATACGGAGATAATTCCGTTACCATTCTGTCGAAGGCTTTGATGTTTGATGTATCGGGTCTGTCAATGATACTTTTAGTGGACATTATGTTCACCTCTTAGTTCAATCAATTGTTGTTCAGTGAGCAAGGCACCCAAGAAAGAATGTATTGCTTTCATACCAATGATCTTAAAGTCAAGATGTTGTAAATCTTCATCTTTGAGGTCTGCCAGTGGAATGTCCATTAACAATACCAATGCTTTATTGATGTCTGTCATCAGTGGTTGAATTGATACCCATACTGTATCATCTGTTGCTTTTACTAATCTATAGCTGTTAAGTTGTTTTGTTATCATTGGTTTTTCTTTTTTAAATATACGATCATAGGACTCATCAAAGGTCTCTCTGTTCGTGGGTCGTTGCTTGCTGCCTTTGCCGCTCATTATTCTTTTCTCTTTGTTACAAATTGAAGGTAATCTTCATCATCATCCGTTTGTCTTTTATTTATGCGTTCACAGGTATTTTTGTGTTGCTGAATTACTGTCTCTGATGCGAATGTTTTATCACATTCCATACAGCGATAGCCCAAATGTTTCCATTCTTTCATTCTGTAGGCATAAATTTTACTCATCTTTGGAATGGGTAAATCTACTGGTTCTGTCTCAGCAATTAGTTTAAGTTCTGTTTGATCCATGCGTGTTATTATTTTTTCAATGTGAAGTAAACCGTTTTCCATTATACCCCAATCTTTGTTTCTGCGGGACATTAATTTTACATAGGACTTATCCTTTAACTTCTGTTCCTCGGACTTTATTTGCTTTTTCATCTTTGATTTTGTCCAATCTCTTTCTATGCGCGGCACTCATATTTGCTTTATGTTGTGCTGTCTTTGGCTTGCCCAACTTGGCTAAACTCATTTTTCTTTTTTGTTCTTCTGTCTTAGGCACACCTTTTAATGTGTTTCTGAGAGCAGCTTTAATATTGGCTCTTGCCGCGGGTGAATGTGGGCCCGTGCCCGTTTGCCAGGGCGTGTGATTTGGCAGTTGTTGTAGAGGTTCTGCTCGTTGAAGTTTAATGATTTTCACATTATGTTCGTTGTAGCAATGAACGCGAGTTTTAGTTGTTTGTGTCATAGCGGTATTTATCTTTGTTCTGCTGTGGGATATTGTTTGAAGTTATCAACTGTGAGCCACTTGACAAACTTATTACATGTAACGCACATGAGTTTGCCATAATGTGGAGCAGCAGTGGCAACGGCACATAGTGTGTGATCCATGTGCTGTGTGGGTAAAGGCTTGGCTTCTGTGTAATCAGTGAAGTCTAGATTCTTTCTAAATTGAGGTCTGTTATAATTAAGTTTTGACATTTTGCTCGTCTTGTATGTATTATTTATACACAAGACAAGCGGTGAAATTAAATTATATAAGACTGGCTCTATTCACTCTAGCAGCGTAAAAGCTCTTTAATTCCATTTCAAAATCAGTTATCTTCCAAACATTAGGATCGCTATGAACATCATTAAGCATTATTTCGTAATAACTATCCACTGTGTTTGTTTCAATTGCGTGGGCGAATGATTTAGGTTCATACCAAGCCCAATCCAAATGACTAAGCATTCTAAATTTAGTTGAGTGTTTGGCTACAAATATATTTTTATTAATTCGTAGGACTCCATTATATTCTGTTACTTCTAACTTTACTGCGGTATGGGCTTTAATTGCGTTATATCTCTGTATCAATTTAATATCATTGATATAGGGATGATAAGCTTTAAGCCGGGGACTATTATGTGGGTTTGCCATATTATCTTTCAGTTGTTGATATGTTAATTATAACAGGTAATTTACTTGATGTCTGTTGTATTTTTACAACATTGGCCGATCCTAATCGATTAATTGAATGAAAGGAAAGCAATTCCGTTACTAATAACCCTTATATATATCTATAGCATTAAAAGTAACGGTTTTTTATATATAAATTTTTATGGGTTATTTTTCTTGTTATCTCGGTATTTCTTTTGTTTTTCTGCTTTGGTCATTTTATTATCTTTAGTAGTTCCAATTGGTCTGCCAGTACTTTTGGGTTGTTGTTTTACTCCATTAAGTAAATTCATTTCTAAAATTTCAATGGAATCACCATCAAAATAATCCAGGACTGAGGATGCGATAGAAAAATCGGGAATGAATACATTGATGACTTCATTCGCATAATTCATTGAACGAAGTCCGGTGCGCATAATCACTTGATAAAACAGATAACTAGAATGAAAATGTAAAATCATTCGTTGCTGTTCGTATTTGTCCATATTCATTAACCAAACCTGTTTATAAAAACTTTCAATATGTGGATCCATATTAAGGGCAGATTCTAGATTTACATTGGTAATGTCTTGATAATCATTTAGTCCGTGGACATTATGAGTTAGTACTTCTTCATCTGGTAATGATTTGTCTTGATGATTATTACGAACTGTGATGATTCTACCAGTTCTGTGCTGATTAATGTATGTATGATAATTCGTGACAATCTCTGGATATTTCTTTATCAAAGAATTGCTGTATATGATAGTTTGGTTAATAGTTTTTGTACCGATAGTTTTATCAGTATGGATTCTGATATTGCCCATATGTTCTTGGAAATCAGTGAGAATTACACTCTTGATATTATATGTTTTAAGCCAGTAATACATTTTAGTATACTTGAACGCAGCCGCTGCTATTAATACATCGTGCCAGCCAACAACTAAATGAGGATCAAGAACATTAATAATGCGCGCCTCGCCCTCTTTCATTTGAGATAATACTTTCCAACCATGTCCTGTGACATATGTCATATAATTATTATCAACTAGATTGAGAAAGCTTTCACTATCATTTAATATTGATTGTCCTGGATCTAATATTACATTAATACGGGTCCAATCACTATCACTATCAGTAAGTTCAATAATAGATTGGGACACTGAATCTTCAAATGTAAAAAGCTTTTCAAGCTGTAAATTATTATCCCACGTGGATTTCTTATAAGTGATTTTAGAAAGCTTTACAACTTCTTCAAGTGCCTCATCAATAATCAAATCATAGTTATTTTTATAACCATTATCTTTGGGTAATAGCGTAAATGTCTTATGCGTAATAATTATAATGTTCTCATTATTCCTCATACTGTCAATTAAAGCTTTGACTGTGGATTTAAATTTATAATTATACTTGTTATATATTTTACTATTGATAATATCCATGGGGACATCAATATCATTGCCATATTGTTCTTGTAACTTCAATCCGGGGACGACAATTAAAGTATTAATATTATTTTGAATATTAAATTGGATTCGTTTGTAAATACGCTGGGTAGTTTTGCCGAGACCGCAGCCTCGTTGATCTATCGTTATCATTGAATTGTTCCTATGTTAATGAATTGCTCCCTGTGCCTCGTGGTATGAGGTGAATCCCGCTATTACCACATAACGGGATTCTATAACATAGGAGTCAAAATGTAAAAGCCTCTTAGTTCTTCTACATTTCTATTTATCATTATAAATCCTTTTTGATTAATTGTCAATAGATAAATAGATATATGACTCAAATACTCCACGATCTTTATGATAATGTGACAATCTCGCCCACTGTTATCCGAATTGCCACAAGTCACGCAAACTTACATCAAATGGAACCATTGTTTTATGACAAACGCATTGATGATATGATTAACTTGACCGAAAACTGCGCGGCAATTAAAATAACAATGAAACTTGATGACTTTTTGGATATGGAGAAGATATTATCAAAAAGTGTGACCGAAAAACAACAACGCGAAGCTGATCCGCGCCTTAAAGAGCTTTACAATGCTTACCAAACCTTTTTACACTTATCGCAATGAATTGGACATACAAAAACACATTCGTCACAGAACTGCCTGATTGTACTGGTTTTGTCTATTTGATAGTGAATTTAACGAATAACAGAAAGTACATTGGTAAGAAACTGTCAAAATTCGCAAAGACAACTTACCGAACTGTTGTCCAAAAGAATGGAATCAAGAAAAAGAAAAAAATAAAATCATCAGTGGATTCGGATTGGGTAACTTATTATGGGTCCTCAGTTGAACTAAGTGCCGATGTTGCCCGACTTGGAACAGATTGTTTCTCCCGTGAAATCCTTTATTTCTGTATGAGCAAAAGCGAATGTTCATACATTGAAGCCAGGGAGCAATTCAGCAGAAAAGTGTTAGAATCATCAGAATACTACAATGGACAAATAAGCGTCAGAGTTCATGGTTCACACATCAAAAAGCTTGACATTAAATAGGTTATACGCTATAATAGACTCTTAAACAGCAACAAATAGGATTTAGATATGAGCAACAAACACATCGCAATTAAATGGGCAACTGCTACTGTCAAAACAGCACCAAGTTTTGTCTATAGTGATCAGTTCTTTAAGCCCTTTAGCAACGAAAGCACTCGTCGTAAGATTACGCAAGAACTTGCTAAAAATGGTGTGCTGGTTTGGTTTGATACTAAAGAAGGCGCCTTTCTGTTCCGTGCAAACGATCCAAAACTTACTATTAAACAAGATGCCAACTTTAAAGTTGGTATGTATGTTGATGAGAATGTATTGCTGTTGCCCGCATTGGCAATTTAATTTACAGGAGCGTATGATGAAATGTCAGAGAATTGACAATAAATCAGTTCTCTGCTATAATAGACTCTTAAACAGCAACAAACTTGGAAAATACATGAAAAATCACTCTTACTCTGACTATCTTGACAACGAGCAATTCTTGAAAGCAGTTAAAAAATATATGTCAAAATTCGCAGATTTTGATTCAATCAAAGATGCCATTGGCGATGAAGTAAATACTTTGATTTTCAGTAGTCATGGTGATTCCAATGAAGTTAACACATATCTCGCAAAAGCAAAATCACTGATTGAAGTACTTCAATATATCAACAATCTGTCAACACGCAGTGAAGACAATCTAGTTGATTATACTTTTGATGAGTCACTATGAGTTTGTTTCGTTTCCCCGATTGGTTTGTAAATGAAATTGTAGATATAATGGATGATGATCTATTAAGATTTACGGCGGGTCAGGACTTTGTTAATGAAAAAATTAATAAAGTCATTCTTCATAATCGTCCAAATTTAAGTGAATTCAATTTGGATCAGTTGATGATGAAATGTCAGATAAAGTTAAAAGAGAAGTATGAATCAAACAACTAAACTAATTTCCGCTGCTTATCATATCTCTGCCGTGACAGCACGCAATGATTTGTTTGAAGCCACTGCTGAATTATCAGACACTCAGTTTGTTAAGATAACTGGTGAGAGCAAGGCCACTTGGCGCGATTATATCTCAAACTTATCGTCACTTGAAATCAAGGGACTGCGAAAGCAATTTACCACAAAGCTAGACATTGAGAACAAAAGAGTCAATTCATATTACTTCAGTAGAAACGATCATTACAAATCGTAAAAGTCTTAAAACAGACAAAAAAAACTGCGTTCCTGATAGATAGGCCGCAGTTTTTTTACCATAAAAGCGTCATTTAAATTAAAACTCATTTAAATACCATTAGACATACTAGTATGCTCCAGCCGTGAAAAAGCCCCATTTAAGGGGCTTTTAATTATTTGAAGTGAATAGAGAAATAAGGTTAGATAGAGAAAGCATTTAGAGAGGATACCTTACAAGAATTTACAGTTGGCGAACTGCTCCCTATTCACTATCTATTTATCACTGTCCACGCAAAATATTATTTTGTTGTTGAACGCAATTGCCAAATCATCTTAGCATTGAAATCAATACGATCAGCAAGATAATTTTGTAGACCATAACATCTTTCAGCTCCGGCTAGATCATAAACATCGGCCAATAATTTATTTAGTAACTCGGTATCTGCCAGCAGTTCTTTAGTCATCTTCATGGCATCTTGAGTTGCCAATTGATCTTTGATTTTACCAAGTTCAACAATGCGGGGAATGGCCATTGGTACCAATGAATCTATTGCGCGAATTTGCTCGGCAAAAGAATCAATATTATCTTGAGCTTCATCATAAATTGTCTCAAACAACTGATGAAATTCAGAGAAATCACTGCCAACTAAGTTCAGATGAAATCCATGTGACTTTACATAATATTGAAAGTGTGTGGCGAAAGCCACTTTCATTGCTTCTATAAGTTTATCCATTTTATTTCCTATCTTCTTTCTCACCTAGCTTTTCCATAAGCTTCATTAGTAAGTCTTTAATCTCTTTGATATCACCTTTGTAATCATCACGGGCAACATAAGTCTTGGGAAGTTCTTCGCGTAACTTAGCGAGGTCAGCTTGAAGTTCTTTCACCGAGGACCATACTTGCCTTGCGAACCATCCACCACTTGCGATAGCCACTGTGGCCACGATATTTATTAAATTCTGATATTCCATTACTTATCCTCTAAAGGTTGATTTGTCATAGCACGCAATATAACGATTGCCAATGCTAATACAAGTCCAATAGAAGACTGTTGTATCGCACTAAAGGGAAACTGAACTACATAACCCTGAACGATTGAAAGAATCGCCAGGATTAATGAGAAGTTAATTGTTTTTGATTTAAAGACTGACATATTAATATGGTTTCATTGAAGTTAATGTGTCAGTAATCTGAGCGGGTAAATACCATTCAGTAGAACCCATTGTCACTAAACTATTATAGTGATCACTTATTAAAATCATTACTATATTTATATAATCTGTAAACTCACTTTTAATAATGGAATTTAATTGTCTATCTTGCGGCGCATATACTAATATAGCTGCCTCATATTGTTCTTTTAATGTCATTTTTTATCCTATAGTATATGAAGTTGCAGCTTGTGCGTCAGCATTGTATACTTGAGCAATTAATGTTTCCTCACCAGTGAATGAACCTGTATTACTACCCACCATATCAAATGATTTTATCTGAGATCCAGCACTTGGGCCCGTTCTATATATCAAGCTGGCTATTGTTTTTTGTGAACCCATATTAATTTGAATCCATTGCGCTGGGCTTGGTTGACCCAATGTCCACCACATATCAGATGATATAGAATTAAATGCCAACCAATCCGCATATGTGGCATTGTAATAAAAAGACGATGTTACTACATATGGAGTTGGTGCTGTGGCTGAAGTCATATTTGCGGGATATGGTGTACCAGTGCCAGTACTTGCTGTATAGAATCTTAAATCTGAAAGCTGAATATAATTTGCTCCACCGCCCACTGTGGTTATATTTCTCATTCTCCAATATTGAAAATTAGCAGATTGTTTAGTAATATTAGTTGTAACTATAGTGCTGACAAGTTTTGTTATTTCTTGTACCTTGACAGATACTACATATGTAGTGCCCGCTGTCAAAGCTGCGACTGGAATATTAATAACTCCATTCACACATGAAATAGATTGATTTTGCACTACAATCGTACCATTTGTCAATTGTACCTGAACATATACTAATGGAGTACTGACTGATAGGCTATATGCTGTTGCCCAATTGGTAATATTAATTACGGCATTCATGTATATAATGCCACCAGCTGGTCCAGACAATGTAGGACTAGTAGTTTGAATTGGATTTGGATTATCAGCATTGGGCAACATTTTATTGGCCAATGATCTGGCCGTTGCGTATCCCACACTCATTATGCGATCTCCGAACCAAATAAATTGAACGATACTGTTGCTGTTGCCGCTAGAACAGAAACAACATCCGTCGCCGCAAGAGAAATACCCAATGTAAGAAACAATGTATTATTAGCGGAAACATATGCTTGGTACATAATATAATGCTTTGGATCAAGCGCAGCACCAGCTGGTCTAATCGCAATGTTTACATATGTAAGACTTGCGCCTTGATTACAAATTGTTAATGTACTGCCAACAGCTTGAGTAGCCGCTGGAACTGTATATAGTGTTGTTAAAGTTGATGCTGCAGGATTAACCTGCCCTAGTGTTTTATAAGTTGATGCCATGATATTTCCTTTAAGCTCCCATTAATAAGAAGGGATTAAATGTCTCGCCTGCGCCGCCACCACCTGATTGTGCGACCCAAGTTAAATTGCCTGCGCCGTCAGTTGACAACACATATGAAGCTGCTCCGCCTGTAATCTTAACATTAGCTATAGCCCCAAGAGTACTTATTCCCGCGACTGTAAGATCAGTTAAAGTTCCAACTGAAGTAATTGCTGATTGTATTGCTGAAGTTACTGTGCCCGCTGTACCAGCACTTAAAACAGCACCAGAAACATTAGCACCTGCTACTGCGTTTGCTGTTGAAGCATAAGTCGCAAGATTAACGGCTCCGCTTACATTAGCACCACTTACTGAATAAGCAACATTGGCTGCGTCAGCAATTACAGTAGAACCTGCTGTAGTTGAGAATGTAGCATTGGCCACTTCTCCAGAGACATTAGAACCAGATACGCTGAAAGCAGTGCCTGCGAAGTTCGCGTAGTTAGCATCTCCACTTGAACCACTAGTGATCCAAGATAAGTTACCGGCTCCGTCGGTTGATAAAACTGTCCCAGCAGTACCGCCTGTAATTTTAACATTACCAACGGCTCCTAATGTACTAAGACCATATGATGTGAATGAGTTCGCAGTGGCTTGATTCATATCCAATCTACCAAATGCCTGCGTAGTAAGAGCGTTGAATACGATCTTATCAGAATTAAATGCCACTAAACCATCAGTACCATTCATTGCTGAGCTAAAGCCCATGTATGTTGCGCTATTAGCACCATCATTCTTAGTCAATTGAACTTGATAATCGCCCGCGTTAACATATGTATTTCCCGAGTCACCATAGAAATAATAAGCCTGTGACATGATTGTATCACCGACTAATGTGGGCGCAGGGCTTGATAATGTTCCGCGTGCTCTAAAAGCATTTTGCGCAGGTATATAGTTATTAGTATTTTCGTAAATACTAATCTGCATCGCAGAGGCGCCCGCTGTTTGATTATCTAATGCGGTAGAAAATCCACCAGTTGCTGGTAAGTAGGTTTTTCTATTAACACTTACCCCTGAGTTAAAATATGTATTTCCGGTTGTGAAATTTATGCTATCATTATTCGTTATGCCCGCAGTAGTCATTTGAATGCTAGTGGCAACATTACCTAAGTTATCATTTGCTGTAACACTTACAAAATATAATCCTGCGGAGGTATAAGTAGCAGTTGGACCAGAATATACTCCCCAACTTTCATTCTTTATAGCATCATTTGGTAACACTGATTGCGGGCTTGCGCGTGTTCCGCGTGCTCTAAAATAGTTAGTAGCGGGGATATTAGTGCTAGATGTATTTTCGTATACATAAAAAGAAAATCCAGGCAATGAATAATTATCCAGTATCGATTGATAGCCACTGTTTGTGGATATTAATTTATTGACCTTATCATATGTAAATCCAGCATTACCACCAAAGACACCATTATCATTAAATTGAATTTGCGTATCAGCACCACCTGGTGTACCACCTCCACCGCCGCCGCCATATGGAGCTCCATTGGCATAGTTAATGCTTGCTGTGTTAGTGGGCAATGTTAAATTACCATCACCACCGAATGTAAAACTATACGGAGTAGTATTTGAAGATGTAGTAATAGCAATTTTAGATGGAATGCGACTTCCAGCACTTATAGTTCCCCATGTAGTATCAACTGTTGATAGAATAGAACTACCTGTTCCAAATCCAGAACCATGATGTGCGTTAAATAGAGATCCGCCAATTTGATCTCCATTGGCCACAACAGTACTGCCATCACGATTGCCCCGTGCGCGTTGACTGACAATAATGGGACCAGCACCTGATCCATCAGAATTCTGACCATAACCAGTAATAGCAACACCATAACTAGCACCATAGGTACCTGGTATAATATTTAATTGACCAAATTGATTGTAAACTAATCCGTTTTGAACATTGGTAGCATTGGGATTGGTAATATTACCATTAGGATTACCAGTACTAATATTAAGTGTACCCGGTGTCCAACAAACATCGGCCCCAGAATATAAACTGTTTGCTGCCATGGGTGCGTTAGTAATAATAACAACTGAGCGTGGAGTAGTATTGCCATTATAAACATGAGAGCTTAAACGCATCATATGATCGCCATTACCAGCAACAGTTGGTACTGCTGAGTTACCGCGATACTTTACAAAGCTCCAGTTCATTGGTCGAGTATTGCTATCTTGACTACCATAGTCATTATATACCATGTAGCTTAACGGACTGAGACCCACACTTACATTAGTGCCGTTTGGAGTAAATTGAGTTGTTGGACTTTTAGTATTGCTTACCGCATTTGAAATAGTTAACGCTGTTAGATTACCAACTGATGTAATATTTGCTTGTGCTGAGATAATAATATTACCCGCGTAAGCAGCGTAGTTAGCATTGGCAACAATTCCAGAAACATTAGCACCTGCTACAGCATTAGCTGTTGTAGCATAAGTAGCAAGATCAGCAGTTCCCGCATTAGTCGCATAAGCTGCGTTAGCAACAGTACCAGAAACATTAGAACCACTTACTGAATAAGAAGTACCTGCTATTGTAGCATAAGCAGCATTGGCTACTTCTCCGCTTACATTAGATCCAGACACGCTAAAAGCAGTACCAGCGAAGTTTGCGTAATTAGCATCATATGCTGGAAGCGCAGCAAATAAGCCATTGCCATATAATACATTAGCAGAGGCGCCATCTAAATTTAATGTGGCAATGTTACCTATGCCAGAGACATTAGCAACATCAACTGAATACGCGGTGCCTGCTATTGTAGCGAATGCTGCGTTGGCTACTTCTCCAGAAACATTAGCTCCTGCTACTGCGTTGGCTGTTGTAGCATAAGTAGCAAGATCAGCAGAACCAACAGCACCCGAAACATTAGCACCCGCCACACTATCCGCGGATCCCGCTGTTGTAGCATATGTCGCATTTGCCACAGTACCTGAGACGTTAGAACCAGATACGCTATAAGCAGTACCGGCATTAGTTGCGTATGTAGCATTTGCCACTTCTCCTGAAACATTAGCACCACTTACTGAATAAGCAACATTGGCTGCGTCAGCAATCGTAGTAGAACCTG